GATAATAGGCTTTTGATATATACTAAGCATTGTGCGGGTCCCTCTCTGCAAAGCTTAAGAGGTTTGCAGCAGCTGCAGCCCTTGTCGTTTCCGCGGTGTATTCTCTCGCTATCACCACATTGTCTTTGACGATGCTAGTTTCCACAGCGTACAGCATGCCACGTCTTACGAGCGCATAAAATTTCCCGCTTTTTTTCTCAAGCTGCGAAGCGAGCGCTTTTTGCTCTTTTGCTTCTAGATAATCTTTTCTAGCAGCCATGGGATTTACTCCTGGCTCAATTGAATTTCCTGAAAGTCAGACGGAAACACAGGCTCATTGCCTTCGAGTACTTCCGCCACTTGTCCGACAACAATAGGGCTTAAGTGTTTTGGCAATGACTCAATCAAGATTTTTGCTTCTTCTAAAGAGACTTCGAAGATGCTTTCAGCAGCAAAAATACGTTGTGCTAATTTGAATTTTTTTTGCTTAATTTCTGTCGAGTCGTTTGATTGATCCACCAAACCTGTTACCACCACTTGCTTTAGTGTGACAGGCTCTTTGCCATCCATGATAGGGCTTCCATTGAGATTTTTAAGTACATAAGCAGCATTGATTTTCATAACATCACCTTTTGTATGAATTGATTGAATTTTATAGACGCTAAATATTTTGTGTCTAACCAGTACTCTATGTCAAATTATCGTTTTTTTGCTTTTACGATTTTAGCAATCTCTTCAAGCTGGCTCTGGTCCAGCCTTTCAGGGTCATCTTCAATGTCACCAATATATGCTTGATGTTTCACTTCAGTGCGATCACGGTAGTCTTTCGGGAATCTGTTCTTGAGCGCAAAGATAAGCGCAGTGCTGCTTCCATTGATTTTGCCAGTTGCTTGTTGGTACATAATATTTTCCCAACATTCTTTCGATGCTGCGAAGCCATCTTTTTTGGCCTGAAAAAAGTCTGGGTGTTTGTCCAGCCAATCATACAAACATTCCCAACTCACCTTTATTGTCGCAGCGAATCCTTCAAAGCTGCCACCTTGTGCCATATGGTCTACCAGCATTTGACAGAACTCAGGACGATATTTAGTTGGTCGTCCGAACACATAGCCTTCAGGTTTTGGTGCTTTTTCTTTTTCCGCCATATACTTAATCCTTAGCACATGCATCACCAGGTGGTCAACAATTGACCACACAATATATAGTATGTTCACCGCATGTTTTAGTTATGAATACACCACATATAGTATACATGAAATTCAATTTGACTCTAAGTGCATAAATAAACACCATTTTAGTATGAGTCAAATTCAGAGTTATCAAAAAAACAAATTGAAACGTTATAGGGCTTTTTGTCTATCTTTAGAATGCAAGAAGCGTGACCCGCAGATTAGCGATTATAACCGCTACACAGACCTAAATTTTGGCATTGAGAAGCTTGTGAGTAAAGATGTGATCTTTTGCCCAGACTGCGAACACGCGCTCGTGTGGCGCAGGTTCCAAGCTTCCATTTAGCTCGACTGTTTTGTTAAATGGAAGCTATCTCTAGTGCACACTTATGCACTAGAGCAATGGAGCACTTCCTATTTAGCCCACCACTTATTCACAAAAGCAATAAAAAAACCCCACCTGTTTTTTGCAGATGGGGCCAAAAACTGAACCCAACAAAAGAAGAGCAGCTTCTATCTTATAGCATCCACAAATTTCGTCAATGTGTACAAAATATGCACAAGTGATCAATTTTTGACCAGCAGCTTATCTCCATAGAATCATTCACCAATTCACATTTGACCACAAAAAATGGCCAATATTTAGCCAGGTTTCTTCTACCCCACCACTGCTAACTATGCGTAAACACCAATAGGTCTCATGGCATGCTTCATGCAACACCATAGATGCACAGGAGAACAGAATGGGAAAATTACTTATATTTTTAAAATTAGACGGAACAAAAAAAACACAAAACGTGCGTTTCAAAAAATTACTTGAAAGAAATTTTTGCGCAAAGTTGCAAACGAACTTGTATTTAAAACACGGCATAGATTTTAAACAACAAGATAATTTCATAAAAATATTAAAACAAAATTGTCCTGAATATTCACACATTAAAGTTATTTGGATTACAGATGATCAATGGAAAATGACCCACAGCTTTTTTGGAAAATCTCAAACTAAGGAATAAAAAAATGATACAGCTACACAATTACAATTATTTATTAATGCAAAAATTAAACGACCTTTTAGGCGAGCACCACAATTTTATGTGGGACGAAAACGAACTTGTAGCCGCTGAAACTGCAGAAATTTTAAAACTATCGGATCACGATTGCGCCGTTGAAATTAAAGCGAAAGATGACGTGCGCAACAGCACCAGTGCTTTAAAAATAGCTGGCTACAATCTAGCAGTAGCTAAAAGCAAAACTTCCGGCGCTTTTTTGAGCAAAAACGTAGCAAAATTAAGTGGTGAAATTAAAAGCGGTGGCAGTACAAAATATTGGTTTACATACTGCACCAAGGGCAGCACGTTCCGTTTAAAAGTGAATAAACAGTTTTTTTTAGAAAATTACGATGCTGAAAAGTGGGAAGTGAAATTTTTAGAATAAAAGTAAATAAAGGAGAAAAAAGATTATGGATCAAAAATACATAGAGATAGTGGCAATTATTTTATTAAGCTCTATAGGTGGTGTAATTTTCAGCGGATTTTTACCTGAACTTCTAATGTTTATTGCGTTTGTATGCGCTATTTTAGGCCCTTTAGCATGTGTAATTTTTTTCATTTTTGGCTTTTATTATTATAGCGCCATATGCGCTGTAGCAGCTCTTGTAAGCATAATATTTCTTATATTAGCAGCTCAATTTTAATTTAAAGGGTAAAAAAATGATTACATTTTATAACGTACAAGACCAAATTGACCATTGTTCAGCTCGTTTCACTGTAGAACACCAATTGAATGCCTTAGACTGGGTCTCAATATTTAATTTCTTAGGCATTAAATACACTTCAATTGAGATATACCCTGGGTTACTTATGGGACCTGCTTCGATGTATGAGCAGCTTAAGAAATTTGAAGGCATGCTTATATTGCCACCACACAATGAGACTGACGAAGAATTCATTAACCGCAAATTTAAAGAGGAGTTTTGATATGGAACTCTTATTACAGCGTCGGGAAATATACGGCACCGTCTTGTATTACCCACAAAACGATTTAGCGAAGCAATTAGCAGGGTTTCTGAGGCAGAAAAGCTTCAGTAAAGCGCAAGTCGATATCATAGTAAAAATGGGCTTTAAAGTAACTTTAAAACAAGAGGAGTATGTATGAAAATGCAATTTTTGGCCGCCAGTTTGTTAGTAATCACAAATGCTTATAGCTCAAGCTGTAGTAGCTACACCATGGGTAGAATGCGTCAAACAAACTGCGATGATGGCAACAGCTACACCACTTTTCATTATGACAATGGCAATAGCCAGACCACAGGTTCTAATTACAATACAGGCAGTACTTGGAATAGCAACACCATTAACTTAGGCAATACTTCTTTCACCAGTGGTATGGATTCGTCAGGGAATCTTTGGAGTGAGACACAGAAGCGACGTGAACGTGACGATGACGGATCTAGTCGCAGACGCAAATCTTATGGCTATGATGAGTAACATTTGAACTTGCAACATGGGATGTTGCGGCGAACCTTTCAGGAATGCTTAAGAGTTACTCATCTGAATTTTTCTTTCTTTTGAAAGCATTTAACATCATTTTATTGTGCTCTTCAGATATCAAATTGCATTCTATTGTCATGTATCTTGCCGGGTCTAAATAGTGTTGAGTGTTAAGCTGCCGGTCCATGAGTTCTTTTCTATGTTTCACAACGTCAATGAACAGATTAATATCTGTTGCGTCGTAAAGGCCGTATTTTGTGTTATTAAAATCCACCATTGCTAGCTTCGCTTCAAACTCTGTGAAAAATTCATCAAAACACTTGAGCTTATCAGCATCAACGCCAAGTTGTTTAGACAACTGATTTCGCATCTCTGCTACGTCGTCAGGATTAGGGGTTATTTTTATTCTTATCGTCATGGTGCACCTCTTTTTTTTTAAAACTGCTTAATTTTTTCTCAATTAAATGGTCTAATAGATCTGCTTTTTTATTAATTTTTAATCTCCGTTTTCCGTTAAAAACACCATCAAAGCACGATTCACAAAAACCTGTAATTTGCGTTTCCCTCCAGCCTGCATCTGTAAAACAGTTTTTTTCAGTAAATGATTCTTCGCAAATAATACAATGTTTAATTTTAAGATCAGTCATAACATCACCTTTCTATTGTTGGTGCTGGCTTTTTAGTACAATGTGTTAGGCAAAGCAAGGGGATATTTTATCTGTCACTCAATGGGACAGGTTGTGACAAGTTCAGTGACGGGTTTAAGTAACTAATATTACTAGAACATGTCTCTATAAAGAGAACCTGTCACACACTTCTACACCTCTATAAAGGAAAATAATTATAACACACCTTTCCTGACGACTCTGACGATATACTGACGATATACTGACGATATACTGACGAATTTAAATAATCATATTTATTGGTTATTTTATTTAAAAAGCACCATAAATACTAATTTCGTCAGTAGGGGGTGCCTTCTTGTAATATTTAATGCAAATGTGAATGTAATTAGGATTTTCTTATAAACAAATGTTTAAAATTTTATATTTTAAAAATAGAAGTGTTTTCCTAGTTATATATAACTAAGAGAGAGAGAGTATAGGTAAGCTTATTTTATATGTAATAGTATAGGTACTTCAATGTCAATGGTGAATATATTTTTAAACAGAGGGGTGCGTTTTCAGGAAACCACCCCCCCTACTGACGAAATTGCCTTTTTCGGTGTTTTTTACGCTTAACCAGTCAAAATTATTGAAAATTAATTCGTCAGTAATTCGTCAGTAATTCGTCAGGAAAGGCGCGTCATAAAGAGGCCTAAAAACAAGCTAGACACCTTATTTATCAATGGTTCTAGCCGTTTTTTTAATTCGTCAGTAAATTTGTCAGAGATCTTCTTCAAATTCGCTCAAATAAACCCCAAACAAGCCTTTTTCGGCCTCGTTTAGAATTCTCGGCATATTCTTTTACCAGCTTCACTTCTTTTAATTTCATAAGATGCTGTAAAACATCTTCCGATTTTTGAGAGTTTTTTCGTGCTATCTCACGTGCTGTTAATAATACTTTGCCAGATTGCTTTATCCTATTCAATACCTTTTCTTCCCCGGGATCAAGCTTTTCTCCATACACCAACTTATCAATCATAGCTTCACAATATTTGCAAATATCTACAGCCTTAAGCAAATGGTGACCTTCTAAAATTAAAGGCCTACCCTCAAGAATTTCACATACGCATAGTATTAAAGAAATTTTTAAAGCGTTTTCGATTCTTCGCCCAATAATTGGTGACATAATTGAAGTAAAACCAGACATAATTTCTTCACGTTTTTTTTCTCGCTTGGCTTCTTCTATAAGCGCATCCAATAAAGAAATAAAATTTTTCTCATATTCTATTTGAGGTATTTTTGTTTTTAGTTGTTCCTTTGCAACAAATTTACAAATACTTTGCAAATCCCTTACTATGTCTTCTTTTCCTGATTGATTAAATTCCATTAAGGGGGCGTCTTCGTTATCAAAATCTTGAGCGTATAACATGCGCCCCCCTAACCCTTGGTGAAATACATCTCCCCAGTTTTTTGTTCCTAAGATTTTATGCTTAAAATTAAATGGTTGAGTCGCAGCAAAAACAGTTAAATAGGGTTCCTTAATTTTTGCATTATCATATTTTTCTTCTCTGGCTTTTTGACTTTTAAGGCTACCTGTTGAAGCACTATAGGCATTAGATAAAACCTCTGCCATAGCAGCATATAATTTATTTCCCATCGCAATAGCTGTCATAATTTGGTGGAATTCTTCACTAAATAGACCAACAACCGGCTTTTCAAAAAATCTTTCAGAAGAAAGTGCGGCATCGCTTTTCGGTATTCCAGTAATTTCGATATTTTGGCACATTTTGTCGCAGTACTCGATAAGATCGCTCACGCGATTCTGTAACTCTCCCTTCCCGTCAGAAGAGGATGCAATATAAAAACAAAAAATATTTGGGGCAGTTCTTCGATTTCTTTTTGGATCGTAAAATTCAATTCTTCTTCCTAAAAATAAACTCATAAAAACTAAACTTGAAAGAAATGCCCCGTTTTTGTTGCTTGTGCCATTTCCAAAATACAATGCGAGATTATCTAAAAATTTTGGCAGAGGGGGTAAACTTAAAATTGGTTCCTCTATTTCCTCTATTTGTAAAGATTCAACAGTAGGTGTTTTTTGGCTTACCAAACCTTTCTTAGTCGCATCTTGAATACAGCGTTTCGCAAATGATGTTGCCGCTTGTTGAGGAGTTTTACCGCGAACCTTGGTTTCCTTGGTATCTTGAAAAAAACAGCCCTTTGGATCGCCTTTATGGTGTGTTAAATCAACCTTAAGTAATTCTTCAGCTATTGATTCTAAGGGCTCTCCTCTACATGCCATGGCAAAGCCGATTCTACTTAAACGGTTATCTCGGCCCTCACCTTTATATTCTGTCATTCCATCAATGATGTTTTTTAGCTTTTCATATTCCTTTGCATCAATACATGAAAGGTCATCAGGACTTAAATAATATAAAGATTCGCCCAATTCCACATAGGGTTCTTTAGTTTCAGGATGAATAGATGGCGGCATGACGGAGTAAGAACCATTTGACAATAAGTCGTAAATACCTTTTCTTTCAGTCTGCGCGAATTCTTTTGTGTATTTAAAAAATCTAGTTTCGCCTTTCGAACCTCTTTTCACACATCGAGATTGCGGGATAAACTGATTTATTAGACTCACAATTTGCGGGTCATCGGTGTCTATATCGAAGCCGATGACTCCGCTTACCTCACCACACAAAAGCGCAATATTACAATCATCATAATTTAATTGAATAGACTGTTCTATGATTAGATTAGTCGCTGCATCTATTACTTGTGGTGACCTCAAAAAACCCTTATTAAACTTTCCGTCATTCACAATTTTAGCCGTAAGCTTATTCCATTCATATGGAGTTTTGCCGTGCCCGCCTTTCCCTATCACTGGAAATACAACATACCCCTGTTCTAAATACTTTAACGCGTAGTCACCAAAAACACCCATACAGCTTTCTCCTTTTTTAGTTGGTGGGGGTTTATGCTTCGGTGTTTTTCTGAATTTGTCAAAATCAAACAAACGAACCATGGCGTAACACATTTTTAATTTGACGTTTTTAGTTAGATATTCTCAGTTGTTGTTCTAACTAAAACAAGAGGTAAACTATGGGACGACCTAAAGGTGATCCGTTGAATGTATCATCAAAATGCTTTTACTGCAGACTAACTGAGCGTAATCACAAACTCATTTATTATGCGGCCGAGCGCTACAATATGAATATATCTGACATTATGAATAAGCTCATAAAAGACAACATTCGATTAAGGCCTAAAAAATAATATGGAAAATATTAATGAACTAGCCAAAGCGCTTGCTCTTGCTCAGAGTGAAATCGGTGGCGCTAAAAAGGATTCTAGCAATCCTTATTTTAAATCAAAATATGCAGATCTAGAATCTGTATGGGAAGCTTGCCGTGCAGCCCTTACGAAGAACGGCCTTTCAATTTCACAGCTTGTAGGCTCAGATGAGAAAGGCTTAAATCTAACAACAATACTCTTACATTCCAGTGGTCAAACTTTGACCACCACATGTAGTGTGCCTGTAGCTAAAATGAACGATCCACAGGCTGCCGGTAGTGCTATTACCTATTTTCGCAGATACCAATTAGCCGCCATTGTTGGTGTATACCAAACCGACGACGACGCTAACCTTGCTTCTGACAAACAAGCGTATCGTGTACCGATCGGCAAGCATGCTGGAAAAACCTTGACCGAATTGAGTGAGGCAGAATTAAATGGAATGCTCGAGCATTTGATTGAGAATCAAGCAAAATTGGATCAACAAGCTAAGGATTTGTTGTTTAGAATTAAGTTACATTTAAAAAGGTGAGAAATGGAAGATGAACAAACTAAGAGAGATCTTGATTTATTTGAAAAATTAATAAATTTGATGAAAAAAGAAAAAGCTGCTGTAAAGGCTGTAATTAATAATAGTGATTGGGATGATTCTAAAGAATTCCATGAGAACTTAGAAGTATTTATTAATAAAATAAAACAAGAGTCTAAAAGTAATAAAAAAATAAGGAAAATGAAATGAGCATTGCACACATTAACTACGATTTAGCACAGGTAAAGAACAGTGGTGACAAATTAGAGCATCCAGGTATTTATGGCGTTGTGATTGAAGACGCTTTAAGTAAACCAAACAAGGCAGGCAACGGCACAAACCTAGCTGTGTATTTTAGAGTGATCAATGTATTTGAAGGTAACGGCAAAGTTGGTGACAGTTTCGGCGCATATTATGCTTACGAAAACCCGAACGCTCAAGCTGTTGGAATCGCCATTACTAAAATCAAAGAGCTTTTAGAAGCATGTCTATTGCCGCTTGGATCTGCTGAATCAATGCTTATAGGGAAGACTTGCGCTGTAAAAATGGAGATTGATAAGAGTGGCACATTGGTCATTAAAAGTGTGAAAGCTTTAGCGCCAAAGGTATCGGTCGATAAATCTGAAACACCAATGAAAAGCAATCCACCAGTAGTGAATGCAAAACAACCGATCGCTAGCTACGGCTCTACTATTGCTAAAAACCCCTTCGACGGACTCTACTAATATGCTAGAAATCATGGAAGGCCTGAGTTTTGAGGAATATAAAAAGCTCGATGCTCTTAGCAAGCATCAGCTTGACGATATTAATATTAGTATATTGTATTGGCAGTACAGACAGACTCAAGAGCACGCGCCGAGTAAATCAATGCTGCTTGGAAGCGCCTTTCATGACCTTATTTTGTTGCCTGAGACTTTCGCCAACTCTTGGGTCGTTGAACCCAAAGTTGATTTGCGGACTAAGGCGGGCAAAGAGCTGAGGGAAAGCTTTCTAGCAGACAACCAAGGCAAGCAGTTTATAGACACTGAAACATTCGCCACCATTAGCGCCATGGAAGTGACGTTGAATAATCACCAGTTCGCGAAGAGCCTTCTTAAAGGCACCAAGCGAGAAGTGTCGTGCTTGAACACAGACAATCCTTGGCGTTTCAAATGCCGAGCTGATGCAATATGCGACGACTACATACTCGATATAAAGACTACCTCCACCAAAAGTATTGAAGAGTTTAGACGTGAAATATTTAAATATAGATATCACGTCCAAGGTGCCTGCTATTTAGACCATTTTTCAATGTTTGATAAGCCGTTTTTCCTCATCGCTGTGCAGACAGTGGCACCGTATGATGTAGTGGTGTATGAGCTTTCACGTGAAACGATTCAAAACGGTCGCACAGAGTACCTGTCCGACATTGCGAAATATAACGATTGGCTCAATGGCGGTTATTCCGGTCTTTCTAACGACGTGGTGAAAGTGTGATTTATATCCTTTTTTACCTATTAATTTTAGGCATTATTGCCCTTTTTATTCATAATGCGAAAAATGAATAGGGGGATGTATGATTCTAGGACTTGATATTAGTTTAAGCGCCACCGGTTGGGCATTGATTGAGCCAAGCGGACATTTGTTAGCTATGGGAACTATTAAGAGCAAACCAGACACTGACCGTTTTGCCAGGTTTGATAAGATCCTAAAGACAATCAAGCAGGTTGGTTCTTTGAAGCTTCTCGAACTGGTGGTGATTGAGGGTTACAGCTTTAATAGCTTCGGGAAAGTTTTTGATATTGCCGAACTCTCAGGCATTATTAAATACGAGTTCTGGAAAAGCGCCATTCACTTTGTCGAGATACCGCCAAACACACTTAAGAAATTTGTCACTGGCAAAGGCAATTCCGACAAAAACATCATGATGCAAAAAGCATATAAACAATGGGGCATCGAGTTTGCGGACGACAACGCCTGTGATGCATTTTGCCTGGCTAAATATGGACATGCCAACTATGAGGAATTAAAAAATGCGTGAAGAAACTATGGAAGAGCTGATTGCAAAAAAAAAAGAATACGATGAGAGAGTTTTAGTTTTTAAACAGGAGCTTTTTGGAGACGATGGTAATTTGCTTACAATCAAAGGTCCTTTAGAAGAGGGTATTTTTGAGTTTTCAATAAGAGAGTGGCCCGAAGAATTTGACAAAATATATGGTTATTATCCGGAAGAATTTTCAGCCTGGATTTCACCTTCCGAGCTTTTTAATTTGCTAAAAATTTTTTATGAGGGCGAAGCTATTCAATGCATGCGTGAAATTTATGATCGAAAAATCGAAAGCCTTTTAGAAAAAGAAAAATATGAACAGAAAAAGATTAAGCAAGAAGCAGTTAAAGAAAAATTAAGGCAGAAGGCTGAAAAAAGAGAAGAGACAAAGAAGAAAAAAAATGCTCGTAATAATTCTTAAAATCCTTGCATCAATCATATTATTTATTTTATTCATGCTTGTCGCTTTGTTTTTAATCTGCACCACTGCTATCCTTGCTTGGGGTGCAACACCAGATAAAATGCCTAAGATATTGGAGTAAAATATGGCTACAACAAAAGATCCAAATGGCTTAACCCCTAGAACATATGAGCTCGCCCCTAAAGTGTTGGCGAAGGTAGAACAAGGGCGCTCGATAGTATCAGCATGCGAATCCATAGGTCTGTCATGCACAAGTTTCAAGAAGTGGTGTATGGTTATGAAAGTTAGGGTCAAGGTGCAGCGTAAACCCATAAACTCCCCTTGGCGAAATTACAAGTCATTATGAAAAAGGTGTATTGTAACGAATGCAAGTGGTATCGAGAATATGCATATTCATATTATCCAGATTGCGTTCATCCAAAAAACATAGAAATAATAGACACCCCGGCAAAACAAAATTTTATTTTAAAAATGCCTTTGGATAGTCGGAATAGAAGCAATGATTGCCATGATTTTGAAATGAAGTTGTTGCATCGCTTTTTTTATTGGATGTTGTCTTTTTTTTCTAAATAGCTATCATATTCTACATGAACGCCACCATTTCTTATCAATTTGAATTACCTGAAGACGAAGACGCATACCGCATCTTTTTGCATGCTGAAGAAATGCATAATGCTATTTCTGAAATTCGAAACTACCTGCGTTCCATTCGAAAATATGCTGAACAAGACCCGACCTTTGATGAGATCGACCAAAAAATTTGTGAGCTACTCTCAGGCATCCCGTGAGCCTAAACGCCAAAGAGATTAGATTAAAGGCGTTGACATTCAAGAAGCTATTCCTTAAAAGGTACAAACGTTTTCCGAGCCTGCTGCAAGATGCAGATGACTTTGAGCAGTTTTGCCTCGAAACCATGTGGCGGCGTCAAACCATACATCTTAAGTTCCTATGGGTAGCAACGGACTTCATAGAGAGCCGGCAATGCCAAGCAGTTCAAGGATTTCGTGACAAACAAAGTGTTGAAGGTTCTAATCTGATCGTGGAACCTTCAAACGTTTTTAATCAAGCATTCCGCTACGACGGAGTGCTCGATTTTTTCCAAAAATCTACTCTCGAAGACTTACATAAAATAAAACTGGATATGATTGATCGCTCGTTAGTACTGCTTGTGCTGAAGTGGGGATTTAACTTTAAGGAAGTGTCGGACCTGTACGGTATGGACCAAAGCGCCATATCGCACAGATTAAAAAAGATTAAAGGGGCTGTGCGGGCTCTTGGGCTTTCTTAGCTTCTGGCTTTGGAATTTCAGGGATCTGTGGGATCTCCTTTCCAGAGCATCCAGGTGCCCCGTCGCATACTAATGAATCGAAAATAGGCAATACAACTGGCGCTAAATAGGGATATCCTGAAGCACCAATGGCGATGCCTATAGCGATTAAAACACCTGCTCTAAAAGACCTGTTATTTTTGAATTGATTTGAAAAGACGCTCAATTGAAACTCCTTTACTTTTATCGATAGCTAGTTAATACACTCCTCAATTATGATCACAATAGAAGATATGATTGGCAAACGTTTTGATAGATGGGTAGTACTCTCATTTTCTCACAAAGATGAGTGGAATCAACAATTTTATTTTTGTCGCTGTGATTGTGGAACTGAAAAATTAGTACAAAAAAGAAATGTGGTGAATAACTTAAGCAAATCATGCGGTTGCTTTAGAAAGGATTATCTGAAATCTCGTAAAATAAAGCATGGTATGTCCAAAACCAAAGAATACCGAGCTTGGAAATCGATGCAAGATCGCTGTTATAATAACAAAAAAAAACAATATCATAATTATGGTGGTAGAGGTATTGAAGTTTGCAAAGAATGGCTTGAAAACTTCGAAACATTCTATAAAGATATGGGAAAATCTCCTGAAAACACCTCTCTAGATAGGATAGATAATAATGGAAATTATTCTAAAGAAAACTGTCGATGGGCAACCATAAAAGAGCAGGCAAACAATCGTTCTACAAATAGAATGGTTACGCTAAAAGGCGAGACAAAAACACTAAAACAATGGGCAGATACACTAGGTGTATCTAAGTCCTCAATGCGTCATATGATTACTTCCCGTTGGACCGAAGAAGAAATACTTCGGCCTAAATTACAATAGTTAGTCTTTGTACTTTCGTAGAATTGACATTCCGGCAAAATAATCCAAAATCTTTCCTAAAACGGGTACGTCTCGCAGCTCTTTAAAAAAGCCGTGATCAATTGAGTCGGGGATGATCGCATCCAGTGCCGACATGAGCACCACGAGCACACCAATCAATTGAAACAAAATAGGGAATTGATTTTCAAACAACGAGCCGATTGAGTTAATAATAGGCGCTAAAAAATCCATATTGTGATACCTCCTTTGACTATTGTTTCACAAATTCTTCCCAATCGATAGCATTTTCTTTATCCGGTGCGTTTACATCCACATTAAGTTCAGAAGCTATCGTCTGGGCAAGCTCTGGATCCTTTTTCATGCCCACATTCACCAACACGTTCAAGGCCTGCGGCCCTCTTTGTCTCAAAGCCTGTTCAAACACTGGTCCGTATTTCCCGAGCTTCTCAGGCGCTGTTTTAAGCATGTTTCCAACAGCATCTAATGTGACGGCGCTTGTTTGAGAACCGAAACGGCGAAATAATTGGTTGATTGCCGAACCAGCCATAGTAGCAGCACCAACAGCACCCCCACTTGCGCCTTTAGCAGCCGCAGCAAGGCCTGTAGACAAGCCAGCACCATAATCACTTGGTGATATAAAACGATTAGCTTCTTCTCTAGCAAGTCGATCTTTGGCAATCTTTTCAGCTTCAGCCATTGATCCATATTTGCTTTTTGCTTTTTGAAATTTTTCAAGCAATTCAGGCTTACCCGCTTTTTTCGCAGCCTCTTCTGCATAATCCTCGACAGTACCTTTCATTGATTTCGCTAAACTTTCTAAACCTTCCATTTTTGCAGAAGGATTCCTTTGCTCATACTTTATAAGATTTTGGAATTGGCGCTTTAGCTCTTCAGCCTCATTAAAAGATAAATATTTGTCTTTATACTTTTCAGCAATTGCCTCTAATTTCTTTTCAATTGCAGGTGCGACTTCGTCAACAATAGCAGGATTGTCATAGATCCCAGGCAATACTTCATTTTTAATTCTGTTGATAAAATGATTTCCGTAAATAGCTTTTCTTTTATCCGCTGGCGCACTTGCTTTCATTTCAGCAACAACATTATCAAGCTCATTGAGAGTATCACCGATTTCTTTACCAAATATTTCCGCTTTTTCCCCAGCTCTTTCTGCAATCTTTGCTCTTGATGCAAATGGTGTCACCACTCCCTCATCAAGCAGATCTCGACCGATCTTATTAACCTGATCGTATTTCCCGGCTTTCCGCCAATCTTTTAACATCGCGCCCGTTGCAGCTAATGCCCAAGGCTCAGCTTTTTCTTTTAAACCTTGCCCAACTTCAGATAACTTAGCAGCGCCTTTTTCTAAACCCTGCTTGATATACGGACTAGCAGCACCAATGACCTTTTCACCAACGCCCCCTAAGGCTGCGCCTGTAACCGCTTCTCCAGCTTGCTCTAGTGGTGAGCCTTGAGCCTTGCCTAATCCGTAAGCGGCACCTAAACCCATCGCTCTTGGCAACGTAGCAGCCCCAGCAAGTGGCGCTGTTGCTATGGAACCGCCAAGCTCACCTGCTAGGTAGCTTTTAGGATTAGCACGCTCTTCTTCGGCAAATCTTTGGCGTGATATGTCTCTTTGTTTTTTATATGCTTCAAGTAAACCTTGGCGTCGAATAGCTTCAGGGTCCATAAGAGCACGCCCTGCACCAGCAAGTTCATCAGCAAAACCAAAAGTGGCGCCTTGGAGAGCACCGCCAAGGGCCGACTGGGCAATAGACGGCTTCTCTTCAGGCTCTTGCGCAAACTGCATCCAATCAATTTTGTTTTCCATTATTTGACTCCCGCAGCGTTGAATTTATTAATTAACTGTTGGCCGATGGCTCTAACTTTTGGATCTGGGGAATTGAGCATATTCTTTGCTTCTAACAACCCTTGGACTCTTTGTGCTTGACTCAATTCACTTACATTTTTAGGCTGAGGTTTTTTTTGAGGCTTTTCAGGACCTGCAACATTCTTTGATTCTAAATCAGGAATACTGCCACCACGTTCTGTAAAGCGATTAACAGCCTCAGGAACAAAGCCCGCCTTGGCATTTTTTAAAGCAGCAGCAACAGCCTTTTTATAATCTTGCATAGCTTTGATCATTTGTTCTTCAGTGTTGAAGCTACCTTGAGCAAAGCCTTTTTGAATTCTTTTCATCTCAGTATTTGAGACAGCCGCACCAGAAAGGTCTTTAATTTCCTGATTCAAAATATTCTGCATAGCAGATCTTAGATTTGCTGCTTCTTCGCCAATTTCTACTCGGCCTATACCAGGAATACTAACGCCAGGTAAATCAACATCTTTGGTGTAAGTATCAAGCGAAGTTCCATATTTACCCAAAACATCGTCAACAGCTTTAAATTTGTTATCAAGCTCCACAAAATCTTTTAAAGCAACGGGAATCTTGCTTACCTGACTTTCAATAAACTTTTCGTCTACCTCTTTTTTTAAACCACTCTTCGCTTTTTCATTTTCTTTAGAAAGCTTATAATCAATCAAATCCTTTTGATTTTTCAAATTATAATCAGCGATTTCTTTTGATTTTTTAATCTCTTGTTCGACTTTTTGTTCGGGGGTTTGAACTACTTTTGGCGGTGTCATGACCTTTGACAAACCTGGAATAGTCCCTAACTCCTTGGCGTTTATTCCACTAAACGTTTCCTCAGGCAAACCTGATTGTTGAGCATATGCTTTAGTTGCGAGTTTACTAATAGGGCTGTTTGGATCATAAAGAGCCTCACCCCTTAAATTTGCAATATCCCCCTGCAATCCCTGCTCTTGTTTGGCTAAAGCATCGCTTGAACTGTAGGTGCTTGCATAATCCTTTCTATCCGGTATGGTTGGTGAGAAGGCCTGCCCAATTTGCGCAAAGTTATAGCCCAGATTACCCAATAACTGGGAATCTAAATCTGCTTGCATGGCTCTTGGTCGTCGTTCTCTCAGAGCCTGAGACTGTTCTAATAACTGGCGTATACGTTCTTCTCTATTTAAATTAGGCATAATTTCCCTTCCACAATTTAGGAATATTAGGATTTCTAGATGCTAACTCTTCGTCATTAGCTAAGGATTGACCATAAGAAAAATCTTCCCCACCTTGTTGATTGAGTGCTTTATTTTTTAGAGAATAATCACCAAATGATTGGATAGCGCCTGATAATCCACCAGTTACTCCACTGATGCCTTTGCTCATCAAATTAGCTTGGTTCTGCTGAGCTTGCACATTCCCGCCAACTGCCCCAGCCATCATTTGTTGTTTTCGAATCTGATTCTCAAAAGCATTTTGCGCTAATTGGTTTTTTAAATCTTTAGCCCTGTTTGTTTGCTCAACATTTCTATTGAGAATATTCTGCTGATTTTCAAACATATTCTGATTTCTTTGATTCTCTTGTTGCACTTTGTATTTTAAGGCATCGTTCATCATGTTGGTATTGAACTTAGAATAAATATCTCTTGCTTGTGCTGCTTGTTGCTGTTGACCAAAGTCTTGTTGGCGCAAATTAGAAGCTTGGTTTGAGAACATGCCCATAGCCTCTAATGCCCTTTGGCGTGCTGCTGCTGCGGCGTCTAAAGAAGCTTGATTCAATCTGTTAGCGTCAGCTTGACCTGCTTGTTGTTGCAATAGATATTGCAGATTAGAACCACCTCGGCCACTACGCAAAGCCTGAGCTTCTACACCAGCTCTTTGCGCTTGGGCATTTTGATTGGCCTGCATCTGCGCTTGATTCATAGCTGCGACAGATTGCGGATCAAGGCCACCGCTTTTATACATCTGCTCTAATTGATCAAGCACGCTCAATTGGCGTGCTCTAGTGGCTTCGTCCATGCCCAAAGCACCCTCAGCACTTTGACCTAACATTTGTGGGACATAGCCTTCAACTTGATAGGGGCTTTGTGCTTGATACTTTTCATATTCAGGCGCTACAAGCTCAGGCGGTGTAATCGCTTTTGCTTGCTCATAGAGTCTTTGAAATTGTTCAGCTTGTTGATCGCTAAAACCTTGTTGTACAAAATAATTAAGCAAACCTCCGGCGGCGCTCACTCCGCCCATGATGGCTAGTGCTGTAATGGGGTCCATGTTATCTCCTAATCTTTTATATACTTAAATTAAAGCTGGTTGGTAAATTAGCGTAGGAGTCATAACCAGCTGTTTCAGCCTTTTTCTTTTTAAAATCCATCAATGCTTTTTGAGCCCCTGTTATATCATATTGCGCTCCTGGTATTACAGGACTACTTAAAACTTCTGGAGTTAGCCCAAGTAATTTATAGGTCTCCTGCAATCCTTGATATCTTTTTGAACCTGGAGCTCCCAAAGCCAAAAGATCTTTGTCACTAAGTTTGCTTATATCCGGACCAGAAACAAAATTAGATAAATTTACATAAGCATCTTCATAAGGTTTTAAATCACCAAACTTACTCAAATCGGCTTCTCGAATTGCCTTATTTTTTGCAGATTGTGCCTTACTGCGTCCCAGCTCAATGGTTGCTTTTGTGACAGAATCTTTTTGCTTATTAATTAATTCCGTTAACGGATCAACAACCGCTTTTTGCGCACCAGCTGCTTCGTTCCCCACATCTGTGATTTGTTGGCTAAGAAGACCACTTGTGCCTTGAAGCTTAGCAAGCAGCGGCTCAACATTCGAACCGGCGCCGCCTTGCAGATACGCCACTTGATTAAATAGATCCGCTTGTGTAGGCAATGCGCCTGACTGCTGACCTAATCTGCCTGCAACCGATTGAGCAGCTTTGAGATCAGCTTGGGCCTTGGCAACATTTTCAAGTGGTTTTTGATATCTTGAAGCGTCGAATTTATAGCCTTCTTTGGCAACTCGAGCGATGTCCTCTTTAGCTCTTGCTTGTTGGGTTGGATCGTAAGATTTAAACTTACCAGAAGCGTAATCGGCTGCCTCTTGCTTGGTTCTTTGGATGTCGGCTTTTTCGGCTTCGAGTTGCCTTTTGGCATTTTCTTGCTCTCCTAAAACTGACTGAGTTTTTTGCTCAAGTGATTTATTAAATTCTTCACCAACTTGCTTGGATCGATCTTTATTCGCGTCAATCACCTTTTGCCAGCTGAAAAAACCAGATCCCGGCTGGAAAATTTGATTGTCGGCGACCGTAGGCATCGGCATACGATTCTCCTAGAAAATAACGAGTGTTAATTGATATAGAGCGCCTGCACTGAAAGTTCCATTCACGGCATTGAGAAATACAGAGTCGCCGTTGGAGTCCCATTCTAGTGTAACCGCCCCTGCGCCGGTAGTGGTAGCAGCTGGACTAACTTTCTTTATATTACCCAATAAAATGACGGATGGCACCGTTTTAAGTTTAGTTAGTTTAAATTTTTGCACAGTGAAAGGGTTTAAAGCCAAAGTCACCTGCTTTATTTCACAGGTGATGTTCTCTTCCAGGGTCAGATTGTTGTTTAAGCCATTCACCACTTGCACGGTAAAATTGTTGAGATTGAGCAAAAAGTTTCGAAGCTTCTCGCCAATCTCACCCAAGTCATTGGGATTAATTCTATTAACGCTTGGCGGTTTCATCGTCGGGTCCTCTCGGAAACTATTTCATAGTTAACAGACAAGCCCGCAAAATTCATTTTTGAATATCCCCAATCAACCGTCATCTTTGGCGCTATGTAAGTAGCACGCGCTTTATCCCTCGGAAATAATATCCTAGGACTCTGGCTAAACGTCACATTGTCGCCACCGAACGGGCCTGCACCCCATGGTGATAAACCGAATCCGCCAATCATCCATGAATCAGATTCTAAAGTCGTTCCAGAATAGGAATTAGATAAATCAGTTCTGAATGTGTAATCGCACTTGTAGAATAAAGAGCCTTGCAAGTTTACCGTGCAATCTCGGAAGTTCTTTAAAATGCCAGGCGCGCCTAAATGGATGGGGTAATATTCCACACTTTGGGTAAAGTGCTTCTTCACCGTGCGTGAACCTGTAGTGAAGCCAGGCTCACCAAGAGTGGTGAGATCGTTTCCGCTAATTGCCGTAATGTAGGTCCAGATTGTAGCAGATTGCCATAAAACATCTCCTACTGAAACACCAGTGGCTGAGGCTAGAGTAACAGTAGTCCCAGACACGCTATTGATAGTAACCGCCACATCCTCATCGATATAATCGGTATAATCTCCGGATTTTCTTTCAATATAAAAATTCTTTTGAAAGAATCCGTCAGGCGCATTTAAGTAGATTTTGTTGTCGTTTGGATTAACAACCCCGGAATAGGTCCCCTTATCCATTGTGGTCCAGGTATCTGTGAGACTGTTATAGACAAACCACTTATCGCCGTAAGTAGTATTAACCGCAGAGGGGATAAATAAATAATATTTATTCTCGCTCTCATAAGCAAAACCTTGAACTCCTTGATCATAAAGGAAGCCACTTATTCTTGTGCTTGTAGCTACTGTCAAAGATGTGTTGATTTCAGCGATCGCATCACGGATTTGATTGCTTACAATCTGCACACCATTTTCGGTAACTCTCACTACTCCTAATCTAGTTAAGCAGAAAATAGAATTGTTGAGAATAGCAACAGAACCCCGAGCGGTTAGTTTACAAGTCGGGTCGAACTGCTGAATGCGCAGATCATTTGGAGTATCACCATTCATGGTCCAAAGGCCATCTTCCTTGAACACAAAAAATGTATCCCGTAGCTGAATTTGATTAATGATATCAAAATTCGCTTCACCGACGGGCAATCCTCCAAAAGCATAAACTTCGGCAATTTCTTCCGACCTGCCAGTTTTCGAGGGAGCTACACAATTTGGATAAATAATATTGTTTGAAGATACAATAGGCTTAGCAAACGTCAAAGTGCCTGAACCTGTCGATGTAGGAACTAAGGCAGTACCCGCAAAAGCATTAGCTGGTGAATTCGCCAATCTAAAATTATTCGCATCTACAAGAATAGCGTAGTAAGTAATATTATTGATCGGATCAATAACACCACCGCCTGGCGTAGTTCCGGTAACATCGGTTGGCTCATCCCAAAACACACATACAGTATCGCCAGTTCTAAAACCATGAGCAGCACTGGTAAAGTTACCATTGGTCGTGTTTACTGTACCGGCGCCAAGAACTATTTTGACAAAAGGACCACGGGTAAAACCAAATGCTGAAGCGGCCGTCGTGGTGTTTGCTACAATAAAAAAATTATATTTGCAATAGAACTGAACCTGACCCGGTAAGGAATTAATTTCCGATATGTATTTTGCTTGAATTACAGAGCCCCAATTGCCAGTATTGAGAACATAGCACAATTGGTTCATTGAATATTCAATGCCCGCTGCTGTGGATGCTGTGTTTATATCCCATTGTTGAGCACCCACATTTGTAGCATTGCGAGCTTCAAGATACATATCCCGTTTATCGCCAATTAAGGAACTCAGACCGCCGTATTCGTTTACTGAAAGCTCGTTAATAATAAAACGCAAGCGATCGTTTACCGCAATTCCTGAAGTTCCACCAATGGCTAGAAGCTGGATGCTTGCCGTTGATAGCGTCCTGAATGATGAGTACATCATCATACTTTTATAAGGGCTGACCTTAGTAGCAAACGGAATAGGTGCATTATTGGCAACTATGCCTTCTTGATCCGAGTTGGTGTAAAGTGGAACACCTTCTAACCCCGGTGCTACAAGGTCTGTGACGGATACACTATTATTTGCCAAATCTGTATCTGAAATGCTTGATTCATACACAAGCTTCATGTTGTCGGAAGGGATAGCCGGACTCGTTACCATTTCAGAACGGTATATTTGTATAAAATGATATCCAGATTTTAAAGACGGTCCAAAACTATAACCATTTCCTGATATAGGGCCTGTTCCACCATTGCCTGGTATTTGAACCAGTACATTTGGTGCTCTGGATGCGCCTGCAGAGTTGGTGACTACACAACGTCCAGTTACACCACTTATAATCACATTATTATTAGAATCCTTGTAACCATAAATTGCCCGGTAAGCCACCGTTGAATTATTTGTAAACCATAAGGGCGTTGATACGGCATTTAATGTAAGAACGTTGACGTTCATGACCTGGGGCAAACCAGCAGGCTGATACATAGCAAGGCCTGGCTTAGGAACTGATGTAGAACGCGCATTGTAATTTTCTAGCTTATAAACTGGATTGGTTAAACTCTGAGTGATTTTTACATTGTTATCTAAGGGTATGTAATAATTTTTATTGCCTGTCCCTAATACTCGGGCATAAAGATTTCCAGTAACATTATTTTGGCTATAACTTAAATTAAGCCTTGTCCAAGTTGAGCCGTCATAAGAAAAAATAGAGGTTTGATTTAGTGCTAATAAATATCCATTAAAGTAAAAAAAATTCCAAACCGGCGTATAAGAGCTTGTGGAAAGAGTCGAGATATTAAAACCACGACGTGAGGTTAGCAAATAGTCTCGGTCAATGTAGACGTTGTTTGCCAGGGACATAGCGCCTGCTGGCATGTTGACATATAACGAAGGGTTAATAAAAAGACCACGAGCGCCAATGACTTCAGATTGAGGCATATTATAACCACCTCCAAGATTGTCGGCGCATTGGACTCCAAGGATTGATTACCTTGAATGAATGATCCTTAGCGCGATCTGCAAGCATGGTGTAGGCCTTGCGCTCGATCTCCTCTAGCTTGCCTTGTGAAGTTTGTAAGCGAGGGTCTGCCATGGCTTCCAAAAGCTTTACTTCAGTTCTCTGCAACAATATGGGGTGAAGTTCAGCAGGAATTTGCGGGAATGGACTAGTGTTCTTTAGAGCAACCCAATCACCAACCTCTAAAAGATTCGGAACATCAGTAGTTGCCACCACAATGTCATTAGTCGTTGCAGACACAATCGGCACGTCAAGGCCCATGACATTGTATCCAGATTCGCCACGTATAAAGTCTACCTTCACACCAGCGGTAAAACCTAAACTAGCAGGTGTTGGCGAAATGGTGATAGAACCAGTAGTCGTATCAATCGCCACTACCTGCGCGCATTCAGTCGATAACACCAAACGGCCAGGGCTTACAGAATAGGTAATCTGCAAATATCCGCTGGTCGTTGATGGAGTAGGGTATACTTCAATATTGTTTCCGATGATTGAAAACGCCTGGGGGTTACCGTTTAAATTATTCTGATAAAAATAAATTGGCGCTTGTGAATAATCAATCATTGTGAGGACGCGACGGGTCCCATCAGTGCCAAAGAACCAGACATCAATGATCTGCTGACCGATAGCACGATAAGGAATCTCATATTGCGACTGACCAAGATTCAATGTGACTTGCTTTGTGATAGCGAAGTAATTTTCACGAACGGAAAGAAGCTGGGGCACAACACCACTTGCTAGCTCTTCATTCGCAAAATCTATGATATCTTGATCCGAAAATGTTGGCTCACTGTTAGCCGGAAGCTGCGTCTTTCTTTTGACCGCAGCCACCAAACTTTCGGTGTTGTACGTAATCATGTTTTAGCCTTTCAAACTTTTGACACCCAGTTTCTTACCTTCGATCATAACCTCAGGCTCTTCGCCTTGGTCCATCAAGTCCTTCAGCTCTTTAAAAATATCTTCGTCTACCTCATGCTCTGAACCGTCAGAAGCAATCAGAATAAAGCCTTTGCCTTCACCTGGTTGATTTGTAAATTCTTCATGACCCTTTGGCATCTCTTCCATTTGTTCCATTGAAGGATTGATTTCTTCTGCTTTAGCTTCTTCAGGAGATTCGATTTCCACCATAGGTTTAGCATTCATTCCCATGGGCTTCTTGGCCACCGCAATTTCAACCTTAGCAGCGATTGGCTTTTTATTCTTAGAAATAAAATCACCAGCGAGCTTCTTTTGCACGTCTTCTAAAATGTTATCCAGAGCCATGCCTTTAATGTCTTTTTTCTTTTCATCTTCTTCTTTATAAAACATTTTTTTATTCCTTATTTTTTCACAGTGGCGACGCAGCCAGGGTTGTATTGTCCAGCAGTTAAAGCAAAATTAATACGAATATAACTCCAAGGCACATCAATTTTCTCCCAATATAAAACTCCATCAGCGGTTATGTTTTGGCTCGGATTAGTGATTGCACCAGTAGGAACATCGTACCAATCCCACAAAGAAGAATCTCTAGGGCTATTCGGATTTTGAATATCGCCATAAGAAAATTGAATCTTAGCAACACCACCAGCGAGGGCAGCGGGTGTGAAAGTATGGTTGCCAACACCTTGATCAACTAGTGCTACGGCCGTTCCAGCTTGCGCATCTGATAACGAGGCAGCTACTGCAAAAGTGCTCGCTGTAAGTTTTATAATCCAGTAGTCGGTTAATAGAGAAAGACCAGCTGGCAAAGTCCCCGACGTGGTGAATTGGCCTTTTAAGCCTGTAGCCATGCCATGAGCAGCTTTTGTGATCACATCATCAGTCGCATTGACCGCACCTGCTGCAAAGACAACACTAGCTGGCGCATTCACGTCAACATTCGCGACGACACTGATTGTTTTAATAGTCTCGCAATTCACCACAGCGCTGTTTGTAGTCGCGGCAATGGAGCTTGCAAGCAGAGATAAGTTCCCATTAAATTTCAACATAATTATCCTTCCTTCATCATATTAGCAAGCACTGTGGCGCGATTGCCAACCTGTGCGGCCCATTTTGAGTCTAACATTTCTTTAGCTGCAAGTTCGAAATCTTTTTTCTGCAAAGCTGCTAAAAATCTTCTAAATTGAAACAATTTATTAAAGCCTAGATTATACGACATGTCGATTAAAGCAGCTTTTCTATTCTCGCTTAGTTCATTAAAAACACTCAGCCATTTTTCTAGTTCGGTAATCACTCGCTCAATGTCGTTATCAAGCAACATCTCAGCTTCTGCTAAAGTGATGCCGTTTTGTTGGATATTGCGACCATACCCAATGGTGATATATCCAGATGGGCATTCGTAGGGCTTAAGCTTCAAACCTTCATGCAATTTGATCAGTTTTTTAGCTAGCTCTTTCATTTTAAATATCCTCGCGAGTATTTAAGCTGGCGCTCACATAAGCGGGTGTTCCGGTAGTCGCACGAGCGCACACGCTTACGGTTTCGCCAGGTTGGAGTGTTATTTCATCATCAAAAGTAAACTGGAATGAGCCAGTTTCTGGCAATTGACCAGACCAAACAAGCTGAGAGTTATCACTAAATGTCGCCGTAGTCGCTGCTGTGTCCCAGTCTGTACAACTTATTGATGAGTAGGAAGCAAAATTTGGCGTACCTGCAAGCGTCGCATTTCTAATTACGAAAATGGCTACCGGCTGAGTATGTTTTGCCGCTGCCGCCACTGAAAGTAAATTCACCACTGCTTGAGATTTCTTGCTTGAAAAGACCTGATCATTTCTTACTGTAAATAGCACTTGGTAAGCTGCAGCGGTAACCGTAGTTAGAGTGTTGAAATAAGAAAAGCGGTTTCCTTGCAAGAATTTCTTACCTTCAATAAAGCCTACATAACTTGCAGAAGATAACGTCAAATTAGTAGTAGAGCCTTGCGATTCCACCAATAGTTTAAAGGGAAAGCTTGGATTATTGAAGTTTGGAGCAGTCGCCAGGGTTGGATCATTTGATGAGTACATATAAAATGTGCCAACTGGTGACCCTGTCGTTACGACTTGTACGAAATAGCCTTTGAAGCGTATCATGTCGATAGTTGGGCTTGAGAATGAAGCCCCCATGTCTACGCCTTCATAGTTATAATATTCTCGATCTTTGATTGTCATAATTTGCTTTCGACATGCTGGATGCGCACCTCATGATTCGCCACCTGCTGAACCATGACGGCCACATTTTTGTTTAGATCTTGAATAGACCAGCCCACCCAGAGCAAAACAGCAATAGCACAGCTTTGAAGCATGTGTGCAAAGATGTCATTTATGTTCATGTGAGCCCTCGTTAAATTAATTATTTTTTAGGGTTATTGGCAGCTTGTTTGGCTGCCTGATGAGCTGCAATTACTTCCGGTTTCCAAAGCACTGTTGCGATGTCCTTCACACGTTCGCTTTTATCGACAACAACATCGCCGGGTTCGCATACAGAGCGGTGATTGGTAGAAGCAATGACAACGCCATCATCGAGAATCTTAGTGACGGTTTTGATCTGTATATTGCCGTTGGGCAGTATTTCTAAATGTTCTTCAACTTGTTTTTCGAGCATTTTATAATTCCTTAAACTGAGTATGTGAAATTTATAATGATAAATTTAGAATTTAAGTTCGCGTTTGTTTTGCCAGTGTCTGTATTGTCTCTCAAATAAAAGCTACTAGAATTTGGCGGTAGATATGACACAAATTCACTGCCTTGGTTTGTATATACAGCGCCACCATAATAGGAATTTGATGTATTGGCAGAGGTGAAGGGTAAACTAATTTGTACGGCTGCACCACTAGCAGTAGCAGGAAAAATGATTTGCGCCCAAACATGCACATCGCGTCCTATTTTTGTATAAAACCCCGCAGTTCCCGCTGCAAAACTTAAAGAAGCTCCACTTTGATCAGTGGGTGTAAAAGTCCCCTTTTCATAGTCATCCAGCGTATTCGCATCAGCGCTTGCATTCTGCGTTGCCGGGAATTTGATCTGTCCTGTAGGTAGATATACTAAACCAGTATTCTGAATTTGAATTGCGACTGGTGCGCCGCTTTGTTCGGGAACTAAAAAATCTAAAACTCCGCTATTATATTTTATTTCATAATCAAAATCACCTGCTTTAGAAAATAATAATGATCTATTGGCGGGGTTACAATCAAGAATTATACCTGTAGAATCAATCGTGGAAATTGTATTTGCACCGCCAGTTCCATTTCTAAATTTAAATTTTCCTGTATTAGAAGTCGCCCTATGGTCAAAATACATCTCGGGACTACCAGTTGAAAATGTAGAAAGAGCCTGAGAAGAGGACGCGCCAGTTCCTGGAAATCTAATTTCATCTGTGTAGCCTGTTACAGATCCAGACACCGACAATGAAGAAGTGAATGTACCACTAGTTGCAGTTAATGCAGGGGCCGCAAGGGTTGTAAACCCTCCAACTGTTAAGGTTGCCCCCGTAGCGTCACTTTGGATATATTTGGTCGTTCCAGCATCAAAGTATATAGTACCGCCATTAGTAGCGCCTTCATCAAGATATATATCTTCCCACGCCTGTGTAGCAGATCCCAAAGACGCTGTACCAGTCGTTTTGGGCAGAATGTCTGAGGCTACATAACCATTAAAGGTTATATCATCGCTTGTTGCATCTCCTAGAGTGACAGTGCCATTTAAAACAGTATTGCCTGAAAATGTCTTATCACCAGCGAAGGTCTGTGCACCTGTCGTCACCACGCCTCTAGCTGAAGCGCCAGCGTCTGGAAGATTGAAGGTATGCGTAGAAGTAGCGCTTGAAATTGCGAAATCATTTCCAGCAGTGCCGACCGCAAATGTCTGAGTTACCGCAGTCAAACCGTTTAACGATACAATACCAGCACCAACAACACCTAAGGTGTTCCAAACAGCGCCATCAGAAAATTCCAACGTGCCCGCATTGTAGCGAATAGCACCAGCGCCTGCAGAGGCTGCTACAGTGGTGTTTGTGCCGATTTTAATGCCTGAAAGAAGCGATAGCGTGTTTGAGTTAGCGGATGTGGAATAGGCAATGGCCGCATTGCTTGTAATTGTACTAGTACCACTAAATAGCGCAACCTGGCCATTCGTGCCTGATCCACCAATTTTGTTATTGAAAGTGGACCAGTCGGTGGATGTTAGAGCGCCGCGGTTGGCAGCTGAAGAGTCTGGTAGATTAAAAACAACAGAGCCAGCAGTGTGAGCAATTGCAAAATCCATCCCACTAGTTCCGACAGACAATGTTTTGTATTCGTTCGCATTAGCAGCATTGTTCACTCCTAAGATTTGGTTAGATGTACCAACCGCGCTTAGGCCTGTACCGCCACGGCTAACGCTTAGTTGTGCTTCGCTGGAAAGATTGCCTGCACCGTCATTTATAATAACGTGATCAGCAGAACCAGCGGCTATTTTAGTGCGTGCTATTGCCGCAGCAGCATCAAGATTAGAGTTTGTAATCAGGCCGTAAGCCGGGCTTACACCCGCACCAGCGGCGATTAATACATAGTTATTAGTTCCATCAGCAGTACGAGACAAAGAAAGCCTTGCCTCGCTACTCATTACACCACTGCCATCATTGATCAAAACATGACTAGCGGTGCCTGATGCTAATTTAGTACGCGCTATTGCAGCAGCGGCGTCCACAGAATTGTTTGTTATGAGCTGATAGCTTGGACTAGATGCGCCATTGCCCATCAGTACATAGTATTGTGTGCCTGCAGCCATCCTTGAGAGTGATAGTCTAGTTTCGCTGAGGATACTTGCACCATCAGAGTATAAGACCCCCGCTGCTGGGGCTACAATTGAGCTTAAAGCTATATTTGAAATTGTGTTGGTAAGGCCAGAGATTGATTTATTTGTAAATGTCTGAACGGATGAAATATCCGCCAAATCTACTGATTGCCATTGCAACCAATTCGACGTTGAAACGCCTAAAGTAAGATTGCCTGAGTCTGCGTTATTGCGCCACTCTACTAAGTCAGCGCGTTTGAGTCTGATTTGTCCTGCGCCAGCTGCTGAGCCTGAATTAGCTGAGCCTGACGTATATGTGAGAGCTTTAATACCAAAAGCTGTTCCGAAATTCACTTCAGCTAAAAGTTGGAATAGACCACCGTCTTTTTTAAGCATGCCACCTTGGCCGGAACCTGTCCCGCCAACTGCCTGCATCCAATTCTTAACCTGAGTACCCCAAAAATTCTCGCCAACATCCGGGGCTGTATAGCTTACCCCGTTGATTGTTGTAGTCCACGACATAAACTATACCCCTTTTTTTTAGTAGCCGAATTTGTATGTCTTTGGCCCTACATAACTTGTTCCACCAGCTAAATAAGCACCGCCTGCAACAATTCCAGTTCCTGCAGTTACAGTGACAGGAATTAAGTTTCCGATCAGACCGTATTGCACACAAGAAATGGTGACGACACCAGTGCTGGTGTTTCCACTAGCAGATAAGATGCCTTGAGTTGCAGTGTAGTTATTAATTGCGGCTACCAAGTTGTTTACAGAAGCGGCCAGGTTTGCACCCTTCGCCCATTCACCAGCTGCCGACGGTGAGGCTTTAGCTGCAAAGGCTTTTCCACCAATGGTGAGAATGTCGGTACCGTTAACAATATTTGCATAGGTTAGTGTTACAGTCTGGCTAGCTGCTGCTGTAGCAACACGGCCAATAATTTGTCCACTGTAAGCACCACCAAGGAGACCATTTAAATAAACTTTAAACTGATCGCCAAAAGATTTAGGCGCATCAGCGCTATTAATCAGACCAGATTGCTCAGTAATTTGTTTATCTGAGTTCGGTTGATTCACTAGCAATATAAGTTGTCCTGCCATGTGATTTTTCCTCTAAGTGTTAAAAAGGGCCTGCCGGGGGTTTGATCCGGCAAGCCCCAAAAGGTGATAGAAAACGTACAAGAATTAAGCTGGTTGCAGATTAGTAATGTTAGTGTACTTAACGCAAGTAGCTGGCATTTCGTGGAAAATAGCTTGGTTGCTATACAAACGCAGTTCATAACCAGCATTTGATTGCAATGGGAACCAGTATTGATCAGGCACAGAACCGTTTGCACCTGGCAAAGTGAAGCTCATATCAATTGCACCAATACGTTCAGCATATTTTTGAGGGAATTGGAAAGCTTCGCCACGTTTTACAAAACGGTGACTGATAATTTTGATCGCACCAGCTTGAGAATAGTACTCAATAGCAACAACGCCATTAGAACCTTTTTCAATTTTGTAAGAACCATCAAAATAACGAAGAGCAGCTAAGTCAGATGCTAAGTTTGCCCAAGTAAGTGGGTTCACCAACAAGACGGACTCATCATCAAGACCACGTGCTACGGCTTTTTGGCTACCAACAAGCACTTTACCGATGGTCAATTGAGCAGAACCAGCAGTTTGAATAATTGATTTCCAAAGATCGTAAGTGGTAACAGAAATTCCGAAAATAGATCCTGAAGTGGTACTTAAAATTTTGTTAATACCAGCCATTTCTTTGTAAACAACGTTTGGAGAAGTTCCAGATTTAGCGCCACGGTAGAAAATGTAGTCACCAGCTTGGAGAGCTGACATGTCGGTCGCATTACCAGTAACGTTCAGAGTGCGAGTGTCTGGATCAAAAGAAGCAAGTACTACAGCAGCGTTAGTGTTACGTTGAGTAGAAGTTCCCGAAGCAGCATCATTCCACACGTCAAAAGAATAGTTGGTAGAACCAGCAAAGATTGCATCAGCGAAAGAAGCTTCAGTTAAAACAATAGCTGCAGTTCCAGAAGATGGAGTTACAGATTCAATAATACCTAAGCCAGATTGACCGTATAAAAATTCAATTTCCATGCGCTTAGACATAGAACGGATCATGTTTCCTACTAAGTATTTAGTAGCAAGACCGAAAGACTTAGCATCACCATTAGCAGCTTTAGCAGCAGCTTCATAATCAAGCTGTGAACGTAACATGATTTGATAGCCATCGATTAATGCAGGTTGCAAAGTCATAGCAATAGCGTCATTCAGGCTGAAAGCACCGTCTCCCGTAGCAGCTAGGGTGAAACCGCCCTCTAAAGCAAGGTTCACTGGTTGTTCGTATTGCTTCCCAATTTTAGTGCCTTCGGAGAAGGGAATATTCTTTTGAATCCAGTTTGAAGCGGGAACTAATTCTTGCACTTTTGGTGCGTATACTTGTTTAAAAAAACCGTTCAGGGTTGCAGTAGTATTTGCAGCGGCCATGTTGTCCTCTAATTAAAATTAAAAATTAAATTGTGATTGTGTTCTTATCTGTTTGATCGCGTCTGATAGCTTCTTGAGCGTCAGTACATCGATTTTGAGCTTTGTTCTAGAAGGGTAGCAGATTAGCATCCTGGGGCTAGACAAGCGTCGTTATCTTAACCCCAGTATATACTTTTTATAACGCGTGTAAACTATTTCCCAAGATTTTTAAAAAACAGGTATGGGTCTACAGATTGAGCTTGTTTCTGGCTTCTTGAAACGACCTGAACGGGCGGCTTTCCACCAACTCGCTTTTTCAAATAATAATTATTTATTTCCTTAAGCATGTCTTCACCAAGAAGATTAGCCAGCCTTTCAACATCCTTATTTTGCACGAAGCTTTTTATGAAATTAGTTCCGTCATTTTTAAGCTTGGAAACTATTTCCTCTACGGTGATTTCCTGTCCGACTCTATGAGCAGCGCGCATATATTGAATGATACGTTCCACCACTTCAAGGTTCTTTTCAATGCCTTCATTCTGCAAAACTTGTGTGATCGTATCATCAATTTCTTTAAAATACTTCTGCTGAGCCTGCATTTCTTGTTGCTCTTCAAGCTGGCGACGATACTCTTCCTCTTCACGCTGCTTCTGTTTTTGAAACGCTTCCAATTCTTTTATGCGTCGCTGTTCTGCAGTCAATGATTGCTCTTCGAGGTACTCTTGCATCAATTCTTCGGCAAATTGAATAGGATCAACGCCAAGCTCTTGAAGAGCAAGCTTACGGGCCTGCTTATCGGTTAACTTTGAGTACTTATCCTGCAATTCGTTAGCGAGTTTTCGAACTTCCTGTTCTTTCCTAGCCGCCTCTTCAAATCTTCGATCAGCAACAAGGCCTTTTTGAACTGTGCGCGTTAAGGATTCTTGATCAAACTCTCGCTCTTCTTCTCTTTTATCGAGTTTGAGCTTAAGTTTGATGGGCTTGAACTCAGGCTCTTTGGGCGCTTCTGCTTGTGCAGCTTGAAGATTAGCTGCTTCAGCGCCGGAAGAAGTTTCCGGCGTGGAAGCTGTGGGGGTAGGGGTTGTAACATCACTCATATTCTATCTCCTTTTAAAAATCTATCCAATAGCTGGCTGGAATTTTTCACCAGTTAGTGGGTTTGTTGGCATGGATGGCATATTCGCTTGCTCGGTCTGCTGATCAACCGGCGCATTCGGACCCTCGCCTGGCGCGGTAGCTTCACCAACTGGTGCTTGAGGTGCGGTTGATTGTTGCCCTAACATCGCCAGTAAAGCAGGGTCAGTGACACGCAATAAATCAAGATGCTCTTGAATGTGCGCAGTCACTCGTTGCGCCATGTTTGGATCTAGGCGGTTCTTATAATTTTGCAATATGGAAGCATGGCCTAAGACATGTTCGAAATGAAGATCTGTACCGATAGCGACAACTTCTTCGCCTTTCACCAGTCGGTCATTCTCTTCTTTAATCAGCATCTCGACTGCAATTGGGTTATTAACCGCTGGCTCTAACGTTCCAGTGTTGATCACAGTGATATATTCTTGCGGTGTTTTCACCAAGCCTTTTTCTAGCAATGAATCTGCGAGTTGTTGTCTACCTGCTGCAGTTCGTGACAATGGATTGCCCAGGTCCACATAAATGCGTTTTACTTTGTCTAAGTCTTTGCCTGAAAAGCTTGGGATGTACTGAGCCTTGTCTTTACCGGCAAGCTCAAGCATGCGCGGTTCTGATACGTATTTTTGGTAAAGCTCAATCCAAGACGTCATGGTTGATTCCATGGCTTGCACATACGACTGCTGCAAGATGTTCACAAATTGCAGAGCTTGAGAAGCGACGAGAGCTAGAGCAGAACCAGACTTGAGGTTAGCTTCTGGTTGGCCTCGGTTCGTCGCTGAGATATTCGACAAGCGGCCCATAGATTGAACCATCATTTCTATGAGCTTATAGACTTCAGGCGGCGTCTGAATCAATCCCATTGGTTTTGGCTCTAAGCCTTGGTTGTGAGTGATGACATTCAAGCCACCGCCAAGTTTAGTGTAATTTAAGTCGGCACCTTTTGGAACTAGAATATTTTGCACACCAAACGCATTGGCATTGGTGATCGCCGTTGAGCATAAAGAATCAAGCGCCATCTGGGGCCCGAGAAGATCAAATCCCAAAGTGTAGCCTAAAGGCGTGTCTTTAATATCCGCCATGGATATGCGCTCAAGCATCACTGACTCAAATTGTAACGGCTCATCAACAAGAGTCACGCCACCACTTCCAAGCATGATCGCATATCGGCCATCAGGACATGCAGGCGTTTTTTTATGCAATAAAATATAGATAGGCACGTAATCTTGATTCTGATTTTGCGACCATTGCATAGGTGTTAAGAAGCGGCCCATGCGGTTTAATTGCGCTTCGTCACCAGCATTAAGGATTTCATCACGCTTTTCAGGAAATAATGCTGCCCAGTTGTATTTATTGACCCATTTTCGCACTATAAAATATTCGCAATCATCAAAGCTTTTCGTTTGTGGTTCACGGATCACATCAAGGCCTAAAAAAACTTCACTGCAGCCATCACCTTCGTAAAATACCTCACCAGTGTTTGGGTCAGTGCCCATAAGCTGACCTTTGTATTTATCCCAATAGGTCAGAATAAAACCCTCAGCACCCCACAAAGACATTTCTACCGCTTCAACCGCTTTTCTACCCAGACCCTTATTCTTTAAAACATCTTCAATCACAGAATGGGCAACCAAGGTCTGCGCCAAGCTTTCAGTGTCGTTATTGATGGCTCGAGGGTCAAAATTGAGCTTTTGGTTAGTGATGAGTGATAGAAAGTTGGTGAGAATAGAACGGTAGTCATTCATTTTCATCAAAGCGAGCTCGCCTTGTTCGCCATCGAAGACGACGTTTGACGACTGATGCCACCAATCATTAGTTGCGTAACCGTAATACGCACGGTAAGAGCGCCTTAGAAGTGAGAGGTAACCAGAGTTTGAAATGTAGTTATCAAAGTGCATCACTTTGTTTAAACAATATTGTCCGAGCTCTTCGCTTGGGACTTCCGGACCTGCAAAATATTTGGAAATATCGACCTTGTATTGGCTATCTGACAGCATATTACCGCCCTTTCATTGCTTTAAATAACATTTGTGCGTCAAAATCCCTTGTTGGCATTGTATCATAATGCATATTGGGGTCGAGGGTTATCGGAAAAGGGTTTCTAGATTTGTCCACATTTCGCCAAAGATATATTAGAGCAGCGACACCGTCGCAGTGTGAGCCGTCGTCCTTTTCCTCAAACTTTCGTTTGTTATCATCCCAAATTCCGAATTCAAGATCTGATATGAGGATGCGGCAGCGCTCATGAATTTCTATTTCACCACGGGAGATGGCTAGTCTCACAGCATTGACCTGGGCTCTGAGCTCATCTTTTTGAGTAGGAATGAAGTTTAAATCATGCAGGATATTTAAATCCATGATGACCTGAGCGTCGGTATCTGAAACGCGCTTATAAACATTGGTGTAACCAAGCTCTTGCTCTTTGCGCTTGATACCGTCAGCAAGGTATTGCGTCGTCTGGTGATTAAAAACTAACTCGTCCTCAATCACGAGCTTTGCTCTGATAAAATCCCAATAGGCAAATAAGACATGTGTATTGTGAACAACGCCAAGATCCGCTGCTTCGTACGCTTCGAAATGAGTAGGCCTTGTATAATTATGCACCACTACCTTAGGCTTGAGCTTGTAGAACTCCGGAACAATCGCCGCTGTTTCATCTACGATCAGCTCGCACAGGTACTCTCGACGGAACGTTGTTGATTCTACTCCACCAGCTTCTTCCGCATATTCTTGGATGGTTTCTTTTGTGAGCGAATCGTTATCATAGATTGTTTTTTTTATGTATGCATTTTGTTCCTGGGCCTTTCGAATATATTTGACAAACGCATGCGCAGGAGTTCGCGGACTAGAGCTTGAGATAATACCAAATCCACCAGTGGTTAGAGTCTGCGGATGAAGGACGTCATCAATCAGATATTCCAAGCCCTTTATGAAACTAGCCTCATCAACGATATAGAGATCAGCGCCAGTACCGCGCAGACGATCGATATGCCTTTCCTCGTCAGCACCCGATACATGCATCTCGCTTTTATTAGGGAATATGAGAACTCCCTTGGAATCTTTCCATTCAGGTTGTAGATCTTTGGGACATGTTTCATGCACACTCCGGATAATGGGTAAAATCATTTTCTCCACTGCTCTTTGTGTCTGAGCCGCATATCTAATGAGAATGGGGTTTTTCTGGCGGCAGAGAATGGTGACAATAGAAATAAGTACGTGTGTTTTTCCGTATCGTCGTGAACAGTGAAATACTTTTCGCTTAGAGGATTTATCAATAGAGAGATCGTAAAGATCGTATTGATCTTCACGAAGGAGTAAGGGCTTTAAAAAACCCTCTTCCCACATTTGACGAATTGCTTTTTTATAGGTCCGCTGAGCTTTGATGAGATCAGCTTTTGAGAACTCACTCACACTCGCCGGCTCAGCATTGAGATTGTAGCAGTTAGGGAATCAATCTTTGATTGCATTTGTTTGATCTTTTCGTCTAGATCTTCGCGCTCGATCACTCGATTGCGATTGACGTAAACAATTAAGGCAGAATGCAATTGATCTGTGATTAACCCTATCATCGCTAGCAACCCGAACAAAGCATCTTTAGTTATGACGGAACCAAGTAGGCATATAAGAGCACTAACGATAATAGGCTTTTGATATATACTAAGCATTGTGCGGGTCCCTCTCTGCAAAGCTTAAAAGATTTGCAGCTGCTGCAGCCCTTGTCGTTTCAGCAGTGTACTCTCGTGCTATCACCACATTGTCCTTCACGATGCTAGTTTCAACAGCGTACAGCATGCCTTTTCTCACCAATGCATAAAACTTACCGGACTTCTTTTCAATTCCGATATCCTCAACCAAGGCTTTTTGTTCCTTAGCAAGCAGATAATCTTTTCTAGCGGCCATGGATTTACTCCTGGCTCAGTGGGATTTCCTGAAAGTCGCTCGGAAACACAGGCTCATTGCCTTCGAGTACTTCCGCCACTTGTCCGACAACAATA